GGATATGTTAATCAATATACTAGGCAAACAGTGGATAGCATAGGCGAGCCGTACCAAAAAAAGACAGGGTTTAAGACAGATGGCAATACTAGGCCAATGATAATCAGCAAAGAAATGGTACTAATTAGAGACAACATAGAATTATTTACAGACATTGAAATGCTGAGAGAGTGCTTGACATTTGTATATGATAAAAATATGCGACCAGATTCACAGGTTGGTAAGCATGATGATTTACTATTTAGCGACATGATAGCCAATCAAATTAGGACACAGCAGACATATTACCTACAAAAAGAGATAAAAGAGATAAAAGGATTTTATACTGAGACAGAGTTGGAAGACATGGTGACAGCTGGAAGAATAAGCAAGTATCAGATGAAACAATATTTAAAAGGTGGTGTTAAGTCATGGTAATTGGAATGATAGCAGGGGCAATAATAGGCATAGCAAGCATGGCTTTAGGTTACCACGCTGGCTATACAGAGCGAGAATATGTTGATTCTATTCAATATAATCCAGAGGAAATAAAGCCAGCAGAAGAGCAATTTAAGACCAGCAAAGGGCTGTATAACTACAAGAAGTATATAGGCGAATAGGAGGATATATGACAGAGATAAGATGCGAATGTGGCAAACTTCTCCTAGAATCTAATGGAGAGGTTAAGAAGATATGTCCGAAGTGTAAGAAGGAGATTCATGTAGTAGTGACAAGCAAGGGTATATTTAACATATCCGATTTAGAAAAAATATTACCATTACAAATACAACTAAATAAACTAAGTAATTTTTAATTTAAGCCAACCAAAATAAAAGGAGCGTGGCTAATATGGATATATTAGATAGAATTAAAAGTGATGACGAACTGCTAGAATTATATAATAACGATGAGACATTTAAATGTGTAATAGAACACGCATTATTAGATAACCTAGATTATGAAAGCGCTCTAATATTAGTAATAAAATACGGATATAAAGCTAAGCGAGGAATATTTGACCATTGCGTTAATCTTCTGAAAAATCAAACAAATATAATATATGTAAAAGAATAAAAGCGTCTCAAGCAGACCTGTTTCCCTTAATCGGGAGGCAGGTCTTTTTTTATTGCCCAAAAAGGAGTTGAGAGAATGAAACAAGATATTTTCGAGGATAAATATTACCAGCAACAGCCTAAAAAAACATGGCAGGATATGAATACAGCAGATCAGATTAAGAAGGGTCAGTTTTATTCCGAACGCTACAGAGCCTTAAAATCTGAAATGGAAGTCCGAGAGGAAGCGTGGAACGAACTTGAGAAGCTGTATAAGTGCGATAGAGAAGAAATAGAAGGTGCGCCTAATTCTTTTATACCTCTCATTGCACCTATCGTCAATGGACAGATAGCGAGCATGGCTGAGAATAATATAAGTGCAGATGTCAAAGGAAAAGGCTACAGTGACCAGAAATTTGCAAAGGTAGCACAGATTGTTATCGACCTTATATTAAAAGAAAACAAAATTAAGCAGAGGATTAAAACACCTGTCAAAAGATATTTATTGTTCGGTACTGGTATCATCGCGTTGGACTATGACCCCGATGCCATGGATGGATTTGGACTACCTGTTATAAGGACACCACAGCTAACAAAGGTATTAGTAGATGGCAATATAAAAGACATTGCGGACTATCAGCAAGCCGAATACATAATCGAAGAAATAGGCTATAAATCAATCATGTGGGCTAGAGAAGAGTATGGAGACGATGCAGCAGACTATCTCATTGCCAATAATAATGAACCTGATTTCGATGCTGAAATATCGGACGATGAAAAGTTCAGTTTCAAATTATTAAGAATATGGCACAGGAATAATAAGGATAGAAACTTACAACTACTTGAAATGGATGATACTGGATTCGTACTTAGAGAATCAGACCCAGACGAGCCATATTATAAATATGTATACAACAAATATCCATACTTTATATTTGGAATGTACCAAGAAGAGGGAGAGTTTCATAGATTTGGAGATGGAAAGTTACTTAAATTCATGCAAGAGACATTGAATAAACTCTATGACGAAGTTGTTACAGCTTGTAAGTTCGCCTCACAAGGAAGAACATATATTGACCCAGCTGCTCAATGCGACCCTGATCAGTTTGACCAGGACCCTAGCCATCCAGTTATTGCCAAGAATCCTAACCAAAATATTAAGGTTGAGCGTGGTGCTGGAATAGATAATGTAATTGAAAGACTAATTGCCAATCTAGTCCAAGAGGCGCAAAGGGTAAGCCGATTCAGCTCACTGATGGCTGGCAATGACACAGGAAGGCAGATAACAGCTACAGAGGCAGGTATACAGACACAGCAGGGTAACACTGGAATAGACGATAAGAAGTCAGACGTATCAGATGCACTATCAGATTTATGTTCCTATGCCTTAGGAATGTGTATGGAGCTATGGAGCGCAGGACAGGCGTTAAGAGTATCAGAGGATAGGGAAGAATTTGAGTGGGTAGATGCTAAACAATTGGCAAATATACCGATAGAGGTACCTGTTGATGATGCGTTTACAGAATCATGGACTGCTAATAATCCAGACAAAGAAGTCCCTCAATATATGCAACTGGAAACCGAAGAAGGAGCGCAAACCAAAACAGTTTCGCTCGATATGAACATTAGCATAGGTGAGGGCATAATGAAAAATAAAACCAGCCTTTACAATATTATCCTATCTCTTGCACAGATGCAATTGTTAGACGAAACTACAGGACAGCCCAAAGGAATAATCTCATATCAGAAAACAAAACAGCTTATTGAGGATTTGTTAGGCATACCACTAGGAGACGATGAGGTTCAACCGATTCCACAACAGCAAGGTATTCCACAACAGGGAATACAACAAGCTCCTCAAGTTGCAGGGAATCCAATGATAGAAGGTGCTTCAGCAGGTGGGAAAATGAATCCTAATGCCTTTACAGGAGGTAGCATGGTATGAACAACCAAAGATATTCGCTAGGCAACAAGATAAAAGTTGAAAATGTCAAGTCGCTCAACTACTTAAAGAACGTTAATCCCAAGTATGCTGAACATATGTATTATAAGAATCGTGTTGTAGAAGCATTTGCGATGTCTCACTTTGGTGGGGTTGATATACTTTTCCAACCAATGTGTGGCAAATGCGAACAGCCAGGATTCAATACAGAGAATCCTAATTTTATTTCCACTGGTGATGCTGAAAAGGATAGGGACATAGTCAACTGCTATTGCCCTAGATGCGGTACAAGCACCATGAATACATTGACATTTAGGGATTACTTGATGCAAGAGTTAAAAATGCCAATAGAAGATTTAAAGATAATGGAAAATATGATGAACGAGAAGGAGACTAATGTATGTTAAATCTAGTCGGCAGTACAAGTATAGGCGGCAGAGAGTTCAAAGAAACAGATTCAATAGGAGCAATGTCCGCTAAAGAATTGGCACCTGATAATTTTTATGGTGGCAGGGTTAAAAGCTTCCTGAAGACAACTGAAGGTTTCTTGCTTTGCAGGGATAAGAGAGACAATATTTTTGATATTGCGTATGACGAGGACACACTTTCACACGCTGGAAAGATTAGATTGGGCTTAGTAAAGATTATAACCGAGCCACTTATAGTAACTAAGCCTATTGAATTGGCTAAACCTACCCAGAAGTCCATCGAAGATATGAACATAAATGAACTTAGGGAATATGGCAGAAGTATAGGATTGATATTTAAAGTAGGAGTAACGAAGGAACATATATTTAATGCTATACAAGAGAAGGAGGTGGAATAAACATGGCTTATACAAATAAACCAGTAGGAGTAACACGCAAACTGCCTACAATGCCTAAAGTTGCAGGAGCTAAACCAAGATTCACAACAATGCCAGTTAAAAATAAACCAATGACAGGAGCTAAACCATCAAAGGGAATTATGAAACCTTATTAAACCAATCATCACCAGAGAGCCTAAACGGTTCTTTTTTTATGCACTTTTGTACAGGTATAACTTGTACCTTGTGGCAAGGAAAAGCCACCCAAACCCCAAACTGACGCATTGTTAAAAGCGTACATTGGACAGACCAGTCTTGAAAATCAAAGGAGTTTATATATGGATAAGTATTTTGATATTAACTTGCAGTTGTTCGCAGATGAGGAAGAATTGGACGACCTTGAGGAATTGGATGACGAAGTTACTGAAGACCTCGAAGCTGAAGAATTAGATGAAGACGTTCCGGAAGATGACGAGGAAGAAGCTGAAGACAAGCCACCAAAAGACAAGGTTACTAATGCACTCATCGAAAAGAAGCGAGAACTCAAGCGTATCAAGGACGAGAAAGATGCCGAAATCAATCAGCTTAGAGTTGAACTAGATGCTATCAAACAGGCTGGAAAGGATGAGGCACGAAAGAAATCATTTCAATCTAAAAAGCAAGAGTACGCTGATGCAGGTTACGACGAATTAGTTGCTGAAAGCCTTGCGAAACAAGAGGTTCTCGAAAAAAGATTGGACATGATGAAGTATGAAAGACAAGCTGAGAAGCTTGAGAGTAAATTCCCAAAGGTATGGGATAAGCTTGAACAGTTTTCAGAATTATCTAAGTCCACTGGATGGACGTTTGAAAAATTGTGTGAAGCAGAGTTTGGCAAATCCGTATCAGAGTTTGATGTTAGGACTAAAACCGAGCAAGAAGCTTTGCTAAGAAGGAAGAAGCAAACCATGTCAAAGCCTGTTGCAACAGGTAGTACACCGCTACAAACTGCAAAGCTGTCTGAATCAGACGAAAGAGCCTATCAGTTTTATGCAAAAAAGAATCCCGGCGTAAGCCGAAAGCAGTACAAAGATAACGTATTAAATACAAAATGGGAGGTATAAGAAATGTATATAAGAGATGGACAACCCTCAGTAGTAATAGGCAGTATGCCTGTAGGAACTGGTGGAGTAACAAAAGGTGATTTAGTAGTAGTAAGTGCAAACACAGTAGTAAAAGCTGCTGCTGCTCCTACTGCTGCAACGGTATTGGGTATAGCACTTAAAACAGTAGCTGCTACTGGATATGTAGATGTTGAGTTAGTGGCTGACAGAATAATTACTGCAAAATATGTAACTGGTTCAAAAACTAGCGTAGTTGATGCAGATAAGACAAAGGTATTTGATTTGACAGATGCACAAAGTATTAACCTAGACGACACAACAGGCGGTTGTTGCTTCTGTGTGGGTTATGACAATGTAGCAAAAACAATGGACTTCTTAGTAACAGAAGCCGCTAAAATAGTTTAATTTAAAGGAGATGAAATAAATGTTTACAAGAAATGATTATTCCAGATATCTAAGTGACAAAATTACCGAACTGTTCAGGGAAAACTTGAAACAGCAGAGGAAAGAGGAATACAAGGAGTTCACAACTCCTAAAAAATCCACAAAGGATGAAGAGATTTACGACAGCATTGGAAACCTGTCATCTGCACAGGAAAAGACTGAGGGAGGTTCTTTGCACTATGAAGGACTAACACAAATGTTCCAGACCACTGTTGTAAATAAAACATACGACAGAGGGTTTTTCGCAACTTGGGAAGCTGTAGAGGATGATGTTGAGAAGGTTATCAACAGCGTCAACACAGGCGGTATGATGAGGGCAATGATCAGCAAAAGGGAGCAAGAAGCTGCCGCAATTGTTGACGGAGTGTTTACTGCTGTTGGAGCTGATGGCGTGGCTTATGCCGCTTCAAATCATCCACTTGATACAAGCAAAACAGCTAAGGTAAACAACAACCTTATGACCGCAGGAGCTATTACTCACGATAATATAGATACTGGCATCAAGATGTTCAATAGCATTTATGACTATGCTGGAAATCTGTTTGATACAAAGGCAGACTCCATTCTTTGTCACGCAAACCAGCAAACCAATGTTAATTCTGTATTGCAAAGTAATCTTAAATCTGACCAAATGTCAAATAATAAAAACACTTTACCTATGTTGAAAACTATATTTGGCAGATACATAAATCAGTATTACTGGCATTTGCTCGACACAAGCCTAGACTCATTCATCATGCAGAGACGTTCAGGGCTTGAGCCTATCAAAGACCAAGATAAGATTAATACACTTAACTTTTATTGGGCTATGGTAGAACGTTACAGGATGGCAATAATTAATCCGGGGCTCGGAATTATTTCCAATCCTTACACAGGAGTTTAGTTTAATGGGGAGTTAATTCTCCCCTAATTATTATATTGAAAGGAAGTGAAATAATGCCTAAATCAATCAAAGATATTGGACAATATGTATCAAGTGTACTGCAGGTACAGCAAGCATCAATTGCTTATACTGATAGTGCAAAAAAGTTATTTGATATACCAGATGGGGCAAAAATACATAATATTCATATGGATATTACTACTGGATTCAACGGTACAACTCCAACGTATGACTTGGGTTATGCCGCAGATGCAGATGCATTTCTTGACGGTGCAACATT